GTTCTGGAAATAGCGACAGGCGGAGGCGAACTTAAACGGGTACAGATAACACTAACTACCGCCCAAGTTCTAGCGCTAAACTCAACACCTATAACGATGGTTACAGGAATAGCTGGTAAGGAAATTCAGGTAGTCAGCGCTTCGGCTCACCTGAAGTACAACTCCGCAACTTACGCCACCAACGTAAGTCTTGTTCTCAAGAGTTCAAGTGCTGGAGCTATGGAGTATCAAGGCAAATATGATATTAGCTATGCTTCGGATGTTCTCGGCAGCTTTGAACTAACAGGGCTTCAGGCTAATATAGTAACCGGGGATAACCTAGTAGCGACCGTATTAACTGGAAACCCAACCGCAGGCGATAGCGATATAGTTGTAGACGTTCTTTACCGAATTACAGACCTAGCGTAAGATGGCAGACAATACGGTAGCGATAGATGTAGAAGTACAGGTAGGCGACTTAGAAGCTAGGCTAGACGCGATAGAAGACAAGCTGGGCGAGATATCAGACGAAGGGAAGAGAGTAGGTAAGCAAGTTTCAGGGGGGTTTAAGTCCGCTGGCGAAATGGCTAAGACTATGCCCGGACCTATTGGCGCTACCGCTAACGCTATGTCTTCACTTCGAGCGTTTACTATGAAGTTTGTAGCGTCTCTAAAAACCGTTAAGACCGCGATAGTTGCGACAGGAATAGGCGCCTTAGTTCTAGCAATAGGAGCGCTGGCTACATACTTTGCCAACACCGAAAGAGGCGCCCAGAAGTTACGGGTGGTTATGGCGGCAGTAGGCGCTACATTCGCGGTAGTTACAGACAGAATAGTTCAGATAGTAGAGGGGTTTAGGCTACTTTTTAGCGGTGAGTTCTCTAAAGGGTTTGACGCTATTGGGGACGCTTTCGCAGGTATAGGCGAAGAAATACAGAAGGACGTAAACGCAGCGACAGCGTTAGCTGAAGCGTTTAATAAGCTGAAAGTAAGCCAGAGGGAATTAAGCGTAGAAAGCGCCAAGCGAAGGGCGGACATTAAGGAACTTAACAAGTTAGCTGAGGACGTTACTAAGTCTTTCGCGGTCCGGGCAAAAGCAGCCCAAGACGCGGCAGACATTGAGGACGAACTGTTACAGAAGCGCCTAAGAAACGCAGAAGAGAATGTAAGGATAATTAGCGAGCAGAACGCTTTAGGCGAAAGCACCGAAGAAGACCTGCAAAAGTTAGCAGACGCTGAAATACAGTTAGCTAATATCCGCATGGAGTCTATGGAACTTCAGACGACCATTCAGAACAAGCTGAACACCATAAGGCTACAACAAGAGGCGGCAGCATTGGCAGCTAGAAAGGCAGCGGAAGAAGAAGCCAAAGCAGCGGCAGAGCGCGAACTAGACCTATTACAGCAGAACCAAGACGCTAAAATAGCCCTAATTCAGAACGAAGAATTTAGGCGAATACAGGAGGTAGAGCTAAACCTAGAAAGGAAGTTAGCTGAAATTACCGAAGAAAGCCTGCAAGCTACTGAGTTAAAGAAGAACCTTAGACGATTAGCAGACGCTGAAATTATCGGAATACAGGAAGAGGGAAGGCAGCGCGAAATAGAAATAATGGAGGCAGCAGCCGCCAAAAAGAAAGCAATAGAAGAAAAAGAGGTAGCAGACGTAAAGGCGGCAGAAGCAGCTAAGCAAGCCCTAAGAAGTGCAAGTTTTGACGCTGCCAGCGGTTTAGTCTCTTCGCTTGGTCAATTAGTAGCCGCAAGCGGTGAACAATCGAAAGGGGCGGTAGCGCTTCAGAAAACCATAGCGGTAGCACAGATAGCAATAGACACCGCGAAAGCGGTAGTAGGCGCAATAGCCCAAGCCCAGAGCGTACCCTACCCGGGTAACTTAGTAGCAATGGCTACGGGTGTAGCTGCGGTGGTAGCTGGTATAGCTTCGGCAGTTACTACCTTAAATTCTACACCAATGCCCGGACCTTCAGCGGCTCCGCCACCTTCAGCTAGTGCGGCTATGGCTTCCGCAAGCGCCCCAAGCATTAACCAAGTAAACACCAATTCGACAGACTTAGGAAACGCACAGGCTGCCCAGTTAGCACCTATTCAGGCTTTCGTAGTTGAAACAGAAATGACGGGAAACCAGAATAACATTAACCAAATAGAAAACCAAGTAACCTTCGGAATAGATGGATAAAGAGAACAAGCTACCAGTTATCTACTTAACGATAGACGATAACGAAGAGGCAGGCGTAGATGCGGTAGCCTTAGTAGATACACCAGCGATAGAACGCGAATGGATGGCGTTTAATAAGAAGAAGACTTACCGCTTTGAAGTAACGAACAAAGAAAAGCGGGTAGTAAGTGGTCCGCTTATGGTCGCTGGCTTACCTATCTACCGAAGGGACGAAGACGAAAAGGAGTACTATGTAGTCTTTGACTCCGATACGATTAGAAAGATTGTCTACAAGTATATGAAAGAAGGGCGGACTAACTCGGTAAACGAAATGCACGAAACAGCCTTAGACGGTGTGTTTATGTTTGAGTCGTTTATAGTGGACGAAATGAAGCCAACGCCTAAAGGGTTTTCTGAACTTCCAGAAGGTAGCTGGTTCGGTTCGTTCAGGGTAGAGAACGATGACGTCTGGCAGCAAGTAAAGGACGGAGACTTTAAGGGCTTTTCCGTTGAAGGGCTGTTTAGCGAAGACCGCGAAATGACAATAGACCGCCAGATAATAGAAGAGATTAGCGCAAGCCTAGCTGGTTAAGTGGCACGGTTGAGGTCTAAGGCTATTTAAGGCTAAAGACTTCACCTATGAACATTTCCGAATTGGTGGCGGGTAAGCTGCCAGAGATTAAGAAACTACTTTTTAACGAAGAACCAGTAGCCGAAGCGTTTGAGGACGCAAAGCTAGTAGACGGCACCATAGTACGCTATGAAGTACTAGAGGTGGGCGCTAACCTTTCCGTTATCGGAGAAGATGGCGAAGTAGTAGAAGTACCAGACGGCACCCACGAACTAGAAAGCGGTGTTATTGTAAGAACCGAAGGCGGGGTTATCGTAGAGGTTATGGAGCCTGAAGCAGCACCAGAAGAGGTAGAAGAAGAGGCGAAGGAAGAGAAGGAAGAAGAGATGGCAGCCGAAGAAACTACTGAAGAGGCGCCAGCATTTGACGCTGACAAATTCAAAGAAGACATTCTGGGCGCTGTATCAAACTTGGTTAAATCTGAGATTGACGCGGCAGCTTTCGCGTCTGCTAAGAAGGTAGACGAAGTTGCAGAGGCGGTAAGCCTTGTTACTGACATCGTAGAGAAGATGGCAGCGACCCCAAAAGAAGCCCCTACTAAGAAGGTGGCTAACCCATTCTCTAAGGGTACTTCTGGCGAAGACCTTGTGGAGAAGATGAGAAAAGCACTTAACAAATAACACACACTTAAAAACACTTAAAAAATGGCTTTTGACACTGACGACTTAGAGGCGTATATTGAAGAACAAAATTTTCCATTGCTAACCAAAGCCCTAGCGGGTGGACGTACTGCGGCAATGATGACCAAGCAAGTAGGCGTAAAAGGCACTACTGCGGTAAACCTAATGGACGTAGACGTTAACATGGTAGCCGATGGCGCTACCTGTGAGTTCGCAGGTTCAGGGGACGTTACTTTCACTCAAAGAAACATTGATGCGAAGCACGTTAAGATTAACATGGAGTTCTGCCCTAAGAAGCTAGAAGGATTCTACCTACGCAGCCAGCTTGCACCGGGCGCTATCCAAGATTCTATGCCTTTTGAAGAACAGTTTTCTAACTACTTGGTGGAGAAGATTCAGGACGAAATCGAAAAGATTATCTGGCAGGGTAACGCTACAACAGGTTCTGGTAACCTTGCAATGTTTGACGGGCTTTTGATTCCAGCGGCTACATTGGCTACTGACTGTAATACGACCGCCTACGGAACTGCGCTTACTGCTTTGGCTATGGAAGATATGGTAGAGGCTGTGCAAAGAGTTTACGCTCTTACGCCTTCTGCTGCTGTGGCTCAGAACGACTTTAAGATTTTCTGCGGTTTGGACAAGTTTAGACTATTTGCTTCTGCCCTTTCTAATGGCGCAGGAATGACTAGCGGAGGCGGACAGCTTGCCAGCTATCAGTCAGACTTTGACCCGTTGAGAATGATTTTCCCGGGCACTAACATTGAGGTAGTAGGAGTTAACGGACTAACAGGGCTTAACGGTGTTTATGGCGCCAGCCTTTCTAACCTTGTTTTGGGACTTGACCTCGAAGAAGATTCTAGCAACCTAGAAATCTGGTACAGCAAAGACAACCGCACTATCCGTGTAGCTTGCGAGTTCATCATGGGTACACAAATTGCCTACCCTGACCAGATGGGTAAGGTAGCTATCTAAGAAACCTATTTACGGAAGGGGCTTCGGCCCTTCCCTTAACCACCTAAAACAATAAATAAATGAGTTGTGCATTAACCCAAGGCCATGTCCTAGACTGCAAATCAGCGATAGGTGGAATTAAGTCTATTAGACTGGCGACCCTTTCAGACTACGAAGGACTAGACGCTACTGTTTCTGCTGGCGACATTACCGCCTTTGGTTCTGCTTCTACCGTGTTCTACAAGTACGAGCAGCTAAAGGAAACTTCCAGCATTGTGGAGACGATTAATTCAAACGTTCAGAACGGTTCTGTCTATTACACACCAGAGGTAACTATGGTTATTTCTAAGCTGGCTACGTCCATGCGGAATGAGGTAAGACTACTTGCCCAGAACAGACTTGTAGCTATTGTAGAAACCAATGACGAAGAGGCTAACTTTTTCGTAGCAGGTGTTACTACTGGGCTAGAAGTTTCAGCGGGTACTGCCGCTTCTGGGACTGCTTACGCGGACCTTCAAGGGTACACTATTACCATTTCAGGAATGGAGGCCGCACCAATGTTGAAGCTAACGCCTTCTTCTGGAACTACTGCCGATATGTTGGCTAGTATCACTAACTAAGATTCTTTCTTTTTCACGTTGTAAGAGGGTGGCTTTCGGGCTGCCCTTTTTTTTGGCTTTCCGTAAGTTCCGTAAGAACAAACGTAAGTTCCGTAAGAACAAACGTAAGTTCCGTAAGAACAAACGTAAGTTCCGTAAGAACAAACGTAAGTTCCGTAAGAACAAACGTAAGTTCCGTAAGAACAAACGTAA